TCTCAATGCTTTGCTTCAGTACAATCTGGAGGTTCGGACCAATGACTAGAGACATCACGATCAGCTACAGCCCTTCTGCCGATTGGTGGAAGGGCATGCTTGAAGACTTGTGGGTTACCATCCTTGAGGGTGGCAGTAACTATTGGGTGGACAAGATCGACTACGACAAGCCTGAAGGCATGTTGTTCAAAGACGATCTGCCAAGCCTGAAGAGCGGTCCGCATCTCGCAGAAAACTTTGAGGTGACGATTTACCATAATGGTGAATACGGTGATTTCGATGGCGAGAAGCGTGAGTTCACCAGTGAGGTTGCCAAGGTCAAGACGTTCGACGTTATCTACGACGGCGTCAAGCTTTTGTCTGATGACGTTAAGATGACCATCATGAATGATGGAGATTGGGACGCGAATGACGCTGACCACATCTTCCAGCTTGGTGTGTTTGGGGAGGTTCGTTATGGCTGATAAAGATTGGACACTTAGCTTCCTGTCTTCTGTTGCAGGAATGGTAACGGCTACATCCGGTGAAGGAGATACAACCCGCATGTTCTCATGGGGCGCTCCTAACTCACCTGATTACTGGATGCACTACGTCATTGATGATAACGGCAAGCAGGGCATTATTGTCCACGAAGAACACGCTCCAGAGGTCATGCTCTACACGATCATGGGCTACGGTATTTATCACGATATCAACGTGGAGGTTGACTGATGGCTAATCGCATCGACAGTGGCATCCGTTTGGTGCTGACATATAAAGAGGCTATGGCGGTTCTACGCGCCATGGCCGATGCCGAGTTCTCGCAGCTAAACAACAATGAACAGTTCGACAGCCTGACGCGAGAAGAGGCAGATTTGCGAAGAGCTTGGGATCGTGTGAAGTACATGATTTATGACCAATTAAAAGATAGTGCGGAGCATGCGACATGAGTATACCGCCAGCACAGACAGATCGTCTGAAAAAAGCTCTGAGCAAAGCCGCGCCCGGTTTTAGTAAAATTGTTCCTGATCTTCTAGGTGACGAGCCAACGCTGGCTAATTCAGTTCTGGGCGGACTTGCCGATCCAAAACGTGGCATTGCTGGTTGGGAAGGCGGCAAGATCGCTGAAGCCATGCGCCGCAACATGCAAGTCGAGATCGCCACATCACAGAAGTTCGTCGTGGACAAAAGCCTGATGAATGAGGTGATGACCGCATCAATGGCGCGGCCAAAGAACCTGCTTGAAATGCTGTATAGAGGTATCCCCGCTTTCGATAACATGTGGATCGAATGGGATCAGTTTGACGCACAAGAGGCGCGCCACAAGGCGATGAATAAGTATGTGCCGAACATGTATGTGCAGCGGGATTCACCGGGCCTTGATGATCGCTTTAAAGGCCGTAAGATGGGTTTTCACATTCAGCGCATCAACGATGCCGTCTTGTACACCAAGTATGGCTACACAGGACAGGGGAGCGAGATAAAGATCGCCTCATGGCCGCTGGGGTATCGCATCTCCAACGATGACATCCTGACCAACGAAATGGTCTATGGCGATGGCCTTCATTCGCCCAAACATGAAAACGACATGCAGGAGAATCGTGAGAAGTTTTTTCGGCGCATGATGGCTGAGTGGTATTACGAGCGGCATGAAGACATAAAGGTTCAGCAGTTCTTTTTGGATCAGATCATGATGAGAACGGCTGTGGTGCAAACTGCGCCTATGCACTGGCTTATCCCTGAAGGCAAGTTCAGAGAAGGATGGACCGAACAAGAGATGGACGTTCTGATGGAAAATGTTCTTCCACATAAAGATAATTTTAAGGTGAATAGTGGTGACTATGGCGCACAAGGCGATGTTCGCTTCCTGATCGCGCTGCTGGGTATGCTTAATTACGATCAGATTATTCACCTAACTCCTGAGAAGCCGAAAAAGATCGCGCATATGCGCTTTGGTCGTAAGCTTCCTGAGAACGAATACAAGGTCGTGACCATTCAACTTCCAAAGCCGCGCGGTGTTCGCATCTACGAAAAAGAATTTACTGGACACGGGACACCAAAGCGGCAGCATTGGGTAAGAGGACATTGGCGTAAAATCAAAGGACGTCATGACCGCACTTGGATCGCTCCACATATCAGAGGTAACTCTGAGTTGGGGACCATTGTTCATGACTATAAGCTGGAAAAGAAAGGGTCATAAAATGCCATCGAAAAGGGTGGTAGATGAATTGTTCTGGTTTCGTTCTGGTTACCACTTACTACTTACCACGGTGGTAAGTAAACAGTGGTAAGTTGATAAAACATAACAATTTCAATGGTTTGTTGGTTACCACTTACCAGTTGCAAAGACTGCGAGAAGTAACCAAAAATGGGGTTGTAAGTTATTGAAAACGTTCAAACTTACTACTTACCATTTTTCACCCTTATAAATAAGGGTATAGGTATACGAACCTATACCCTATAGCACGAGGTCAGACATGAGCGAGATAGATGAAGATACACTGAGGATGTTGAACAATATCGGAGCGAAGCCAGAAGAATGGTTTGGTAGATGTTGTGGGTGCGAAAAGCTGATCACAGGGGTCGTTGTCAAAAGAGATGGCGATGTAACGATGTGCGCTGACTGTAGCATCCTATCACAGCGGAATGATGACAGAGAATGGGTCGATGAAAGCAAACAAGGCTCTATCGTTTTCAATTTGCCAGATGAGGATGATGAAGAAGAAGTGCTGACAGAATACGAACAAATGATCGAAAAGATTTTGGATGCCAAAGCAGAACGAACAGGAATGCTCAACGCAGGATGGAAACAAACACAGAGCGGCGAGTTCTATTACGTCGATGACGATAACCCTAATATTCTTCATTTAAGCTACTAGGAGGGCATTATGCCAAAGGTCGGTGAAGACCTACCAGTCGAACAGCGTATGGCCGGTCAGAAGAGACTGACGCCAAAGCAACAGGAGTTCTTGAACAACTACCTACATAAAGATATGACGCAAACAGAGGCAGCAAGAAAAGCAGGATACAAAAATGCATCTGTGTCCGCAGTCAGACTGTTGCGCAACAATGTGGTGGCAGAACGTCTGCAAGAAATGAGACTGGAAGCTCAATCGCGTTTCGGGGTCACTGTGGACAAGTCTATCAGAGACCTAAAAAAAATCCGTGACGAAGCATGGAAAGCAGGAAAACTGGGCGAGGCTATCAGAGCAGAAGAGCTAAGATTGAAAGCAGCCGGACTACTGATCAATAAACAGCATGTCGTGAAAGAAGAAATTACAGCAGCGACTAAAGAGCAGATAACAGAAAAACTTGAGGAGTTCCGCCGACTCGCAGAGAGCAGAATGCAAAATGTTACACTAGATGCTGTGGTTATTGAACATGACCCACAAGATATAGACGAAGATAACGAGATCCCCAATATTTCCCAATGAACACTCCGTGCGGGGGGTTCGGGCGAGGACTGGCCCTGCTCGGGGTTGGTTCTCGGGGTCGGGGACGTAGAATTGTTCGGGATCGGGGTTGTCGGGTTGACATCGGGGTCGGGGTCGGGGTTATGATCGGGGTGTTCCTCCCGACTTGCCCGGCTGCTCGGTGCGACAGGTGGCCGGGCCTTTCGGCGGATCGGGCCTCAAGCCGTACAATTGTTCGGGTTCGGGGCCGGACTCTAGCTTAATCTCCCTGTCTAGAGAGGCAGCCCCCGGAATTTCCTCCTCCGGGGGTTGCTTCGTTTAAATACGTATAATTGTTCGTGTTCCCCGGCTGCCGTAGCTGAGAGTCCAACAAAATCTCCACCACTTTTTAAAAAACTTTTTCGTGCTTTTTGTTGTTGACAGGTTTGCAATGATTGCTTATATATATAGACATCAACCAAACAAGGGAGGCCGTCATGGCTAACTCAGACTTCTACAAGTACGACGAAATTCAAGAACACTTTACAGACTGGCTCGAAGAGCAAGATCAGGAGTGGTTACAAAACAACAAAGACGACTGGCATCATCACGCATTCAACATGGATTACTACATCATTGGCACATACAAAGCCGAGCAGTGGATGGGTGATAAGGCTTTCGAAATTATTCGCACCGTCAAAGAGTACGAGGAGAATAACTTCGGCGAGGTGACAACTGATCTCAGTAATCCAGAGAAAGTCGTAAACATGTACGCCTACATCGTAGGCGAGGAGGTTGTCCACAAATGGCAATAAAATATTTCGCCTATGGCTCTAACCTGAACAAGAAGCAGATGGCGTCAAGGACGCCATTTGCTACTTCTCTGGGGAGCTTTTACATTGAAAACTGGCGGCTCGTGTTTCGTGGAGTTGCCGACATAGAACCGCATGAGGGCGGCTTGCTGCCTGTCGGAATGTGGCAGATAACAAAACCGGACGAAGATGCGCTTGATGTTTATGAAGGGTATCCGCGTCTCTACAGAAAGGAGGACATCCTCGGGATGATGACTTACCGGATGAATAGTGATCGGGTCATGCCGCCGTCAGAGATGTACTTTGACACCATCTTAACGGGTTATCGGGACTTCGGGCTTGACGAAGAGCCACTGTGGAAAGCTTTGGATGAGTCATGGAAGGACTACGTGGAGTGATGTGTGCAAATTGTTCGGGATAAGCCGGGGGCGAAAGCTCCCGGTTTTTTTTGTGCTGAACTTATGAGTCCGCAGTGAAACCCGTACAATTGTTCGTGTTTTTGTACTACCTCAGCAGACATCCATGTCATCGGCACCATGGATACACGTTGAATATTTTCTGCATTTTCTGCTTGACCCTGGTCGCAATGGTTGCTACAACACAGTCAGACAACAGCCGCTGGTGGCTTGTTGCGGTACGACAGCCTAGCTACGAACTGCGATCTTTAAGTGGGTCGAGCGAAGCGGTACAGGAAGCCAGCTTACTCACGGAGGTCTAGGGGCGCACCATAAGTGAGGACAGAAAAGCGCCCCACCTTATTGGAGGATGTTATGCGTAAGTTAGGATTTGGGTTTGCGAGTGTAGGAATGCTGCTACTCGTACTTCTCACCGGATTAGAGCCAGTCGACGCCGCAGCGTTCTGGATTCACGCTGGCCTTATGTATATCGGGGTCATGACCCTCGGGCTTGGTGCAGTGTTAATGAGATCATAGCTATCGGGACATCATCGGGATCGGGCAGCCTTCGGGCTGCCCTTTTTTTGTTCGGGGTTCGGGGTTCGGGGTATTGGTATCATATGATGCCAGCAGATCTGGGATCTGGCCTCGGATCGAAAACCCGAACAATTGTTCGTAATCGCCC